CCGTTGCTCCGGTTGGGTCAATTTGTGTTCCAGCAACATAAAGACCAGCAGCCTTGAAGGTGTCGTCTGTCTTTAGAACAGATTCGGCATCACGGTAAAGATTTGTATCGCCTGCCACAGAGCCTGCACCCCATGTGATGCGACCACCAGCTTCAACTTTTAATCGAGCAAAAGATTCTTGGTCAAGAAATACAGTTAGACCATCTGAGCCTGCTGACGACAGGTTCTTAATCGTTACTGGTACTGTAAATTTTTGAGCCATGACCTCGGTCAATCTCTTGGTTTAACCCCTCAGGGTTGTTTGTTTTATCCTGTTACAACAATTGTGAAATCGTTAGTGTCTACCGTACCGTTAATTACAACCTGAACAGTGTTTGAGTTAGGTCGTGTTACATCTGCAATTACTGTCTCACCAGTTGAGACCTGATAGACCTGAACAATTACATCTGTTGTGCCAAAGTTATGAGTAACCACCGTTGTTGACACGCCAGCAGAATGCGCCGTGTTCCCCTGCTTGGCAATTCTTGCAAGAACCGGGGTGCTTGTTGTTCCTGCTGTAGTCGCGGCGAGATTGGCTCTTGCACCCGATGCAGTCGTTGCAGCGGTGCCACCGTTTGCAATAGCAATCGTAGTGCCATTCCAAGTACCAGTTGTGATGGTTCCAAGTGTCGTGATGCTGTCGTCACCGAGGTAAGTGCTTGCAGAAACTGCTGCAAGTACTGCACTGTAAGCCTGAACGTTTGTTCCAATTGTTAGTCCAAGCGTGTCACGCATTGCTGACGAATCAGCGTCATCAAGCAAGTCTCTTGCTGCTGAGGTGAAGTCTGCAACCGCTGCAGTTCCAGAACCAGTGAAGTATGGAAGCTTGTTGGCGGCAGATGTTAAACCAGCAAGTGCTGCAAGTTCTGCATCATAAGCCTGAACATCAACACCGATTTCAAGGTCAAGAGCAACTCTTGCATCTGCGGCTGTTGTGGAGTTGGTACCACCATGCTCTATTGGAAGAGCACCAGTTACCGCATCGCCATCAGCAAGGTCTAATGCGCCCCATGTGGCAGTTCCTGAACCAGCAGAAAGAAGAACTTGACCGGCAGTTGCTGAAGACTTAACAGCAAGGTCATCATTTCCGTCAACATAGATAGTTACATCGTCATCGTTGACATTGAGGGTGTTGCCAAGTTTTGACATACCGTCGCCAGCAGTGATTTGTCCAGTTCCTGAGAACTGAACCCAGTTCATTGCATCAGTACCAACGTTTATTGTTCCGTTGCTTGATACAACATAACCAGCATCGCCGTTGTCTGTTCCTTCTTCTACGAAGGTAAATGTTCCACCAGATACTGTTCCAGTGTCTGCCGTTCCATTTGCATCAGTTGCACGAACAGCAGAACCCGAGGCCTGAACGACATAGATGCCGTTTTCCGATGCAGTGCTTTGGTTTTTAACGAGAACACGGTCGCCAGCAACGAGGGTTACTGCATCAATTACATCGCCAGCCTCAAGGCCAGAAGCAAGGAGCACTGGGGCGGTTGTAGCGGCGCGAACAGAAGCCTTAACGTCAAGACCGGAGCGAGCAGCATCAACATACGCCTTCGTGGCAGCATGGTTGGCGTCTGTAGGAGTGCCAAACTTTGCTTGGCTATTTCCATCACGGATTACAAGCTTGTTTGCAGTCGCTTCAGATGTGGCATCGGAAAGTTTTAAAAAGTCAGAAGCTGACATCAGACCAGCGCTTGCAGATGTTGCAAGGTTTGGCGTGATTGAAATTAGACCATTGGATTCATTGATTGTAAGAGCGCTTGACTGGCTTCCAGCAGACGAGACACCAGTAATCATCTTTCGCCACGCAGAAGCAGTGAGGTCGTAGACCTTTATTGTTCCTTCGGTGCTATTGAAAATCATTCGACCGTCGAACAGGTTCGTGTTCGGGTCGGTTGAAAGCACCTCGAAGGTACCCTTAATCAGTTGATTTTGATTAAGGTCAATATTTGTTACAAATTTTTGAGCCATTTTGTCCGCCTTACGTCAGATAGGCAAAGCCAGAAAAAGCAGACGTGAAGTTCACTTCTACCTCTGAGTTACTGTTATATGTTACCTCACCAACGACGACGGTGTCTGCAGAATCAACAATGGTAACGGAAGGCTTGCCTCCGAGGGTGTGTGTAATCGTCCAGGATGTTGACGCTATTCCCTGTAAGTGAACATGTCTTCTTGTGTATGCAAAACCAGCACCAGCAAAACGAACTAAAACTTGATTTTGGGCGTCTTGATTTACTATTACCTGATTTGGTGTGTCTTCATGAACATTTACGTTGTTTTGAAAATCTTGGTTTACTACTACCTGATTTGGAGTATTTTCATAAATATTGACCTGATTTGGGACATTGCTCATCTAGTAACCTCAGGCACGAGCGTAAATACCCCTTTTACCACTTTGGATACAAATCCAGTGGTGTCAACTATCTCAAGGTCATAGACGCCACTACTAGTTATAGACGCTGTAACAGAAGCAGCCATTGACATCTTTATCATGTTTATGGTGTCTTCAGTTGGGTTTATTTCCAAACCAAGATTTTCAGTTGTTAATGTGACCAAAGCAGAAGCAGAATCTATTGTTCTTCTCACCTGCATCCGAGCGGTGTATCCAGTTAGGTCAAAATCTTCAAAAGTCTGTCCTGTTGGGTCTGCTGCGATGTCGGGTTGCTGAATCTCCAGGACACGCAAAAACGATGAGCCTTGCTCGCACGTTATGTTGTAAACACCAGCAATCATGGGCGCGCTCTCCTAATCAGGTACCACAAAGATTGTAGATTAGGAAACAGTCGGCTAAGAGCAGATATCACTAAATAGCTGAAGCTGAATCCTTGTTTGGTCCGACTTTCTTTAGACCCATAGCCATTGCTATAGAGAGGGCTACTGCGGTTACTCCAACTTTGAGATTGTCCGAAGCCACGAGGCCGTCGAAATCTGCACCAGTAGCCACCCATGCTGCTAAGTAGGCTTGCAAAAATGTTCTCACAGCTCTCTCTGCTGTATCTTTCAAAAACTTGCTTTCCATGTTGTCTCCCAACTTTTTTGGTACAACCAATTTACCATATTTGCTTTCACGGTCTTTGCTTACCGTGCTAATGTCTCTCCGTGGCTCCAAAAAGACGAAAACCGACAATTGGTTACCTGACAAGCGACTGGGCGTGGGGCACTGAACCACTTCAACCAAACGGCTGTGCGTGGTATAGATGCAAGTTGCCTGCAGACCAATTAAATAAACGTGGCTGGTTTGCAACTGTTGGGTTCCCTGGTTTTAATCCACAGCGTGGATTTGGAATGGTTGTGCCCGGTGATAAGGCTGTCCACGGTTGGGACATTATTGTTTTTAAGTTGTTGATGCAGCGCGAGGTTCTTGAAGCAATGCCTTTGGCCCAAAAGATGGGGCAAAAGATAGTCGTTGATGTTGACGACTGGTTTGATGGGCTCGCTGTCACGAATCGTGCATATCAAACAACAGACCCTAAAACCAACCCAGATAACAACAGGGATATTTACGCTCAGATAATAATGCAGGCTGATGCTGTAATTACTTCAACGCCATTCCTCTTTGATTATTACGCAGCAAAAAGAGAAAATGTCTTCATGGTTAGAAACGGAATAGACATTGAACGGTGGAAACCACGTACGCCTCGCACGAATCACCGACTCAAGCTTGGATGGGTTGGTGCAACCCCATGGCGCTCAGGTGACCTAGAAACACTTGCACCATTTTTAGGTAGATACCTAGTGGACAGAAAGATAGGTTTTCATCATTCTGGACATACTGCTGGCTCAGCAATCCCTGCAAACAAACAACTTGGCATACCAGACAGCATAACCAGGACCCTTCCATTGGTTCCTATTATGTCGTATCCAAAATTGTTTGAACCAATCGATATTGGAATGGTTCCGTTAAACAACGTTCCCTTCAATCATGCAAAATCATTCATTAAAGGCCTTGAATACGCTGCTGCTGGAGTTCCTTTTATTTCTTCATATTCGCCAGAGTACAAACTCCTTGCCGACCAAGGAATTGGTCGCATTGCATATACTCCAGATGATTGGATTTATCATTTAGATGAATTACGTCAAACTCAAATCAGAAGAGACGAGGTTGGACACAATCTTGAAATGCTGCAAAACTTTACAATGGCAAAACGTGGCGATGACTGGGACGCAACAATGCGTTTCATCCTAGAGAAGATTTAAGTGTTTTATGCAGGATAT